CTAGCAATCTCTCATTTTTTTGAGTAGTTCCCGGACCGCCGTCTCCTCGGTGGCGGTCATCATAATCCTTTTCAGTGTGGCGCCGGGAGGAACAACTTTTTTTCGGCCTTGGCCTCTATCGGGGCCGCCGCGGCCAGTTAACTTCTTCATACCTCCCATGCCTCCGAAAACTCCCGGTCGGCGAATATTTCCGCCAGCCCCGTAATTTGCTTTAATCTCAAAACCTCGTCCGGGTCCATGCCCAGCTCGCGGGCGATTTTCTCCTCACTCCAGTTTCGCCGCGACAGGTCTTGAACCAGGGCGCTCATGCCATCAACGGTATGTTTCCCCCTGGCTCGGTTATGGCGGATGGTCGCCGCCATGCGGTCGGCCTTATCCTCACGGTCGGGGTTAATAATTGTCACCGGCAGGTATCCTTTAATGCGCTCCCGAATATCGTCGCACTCCCGGCCCACGCGGTTTCGGTGGAAACCATCGACCACCTCATAATGGCCATTGGTGCCGCAGGTGACTATCGGCTGAGTATAGCCGTCAGTCCGGATAGACAACTGCAAGAGTTTCATTTCCGGCGGCGCCACGGTGTTGGGGTTATAGTCGTTGGCGAAAACCTGATCGGCAGGAACCCATTGGATGCAGTCTACCGGCTCTCGGGCAAATGGGCTAACTTTGTGGATCTCGCGCCTCGCCTCGTTCAGCGCCTCTATCCGTTCGGCTACGTCCATGGTCTCCAGTTCGTCAATCAAAGGTTTCAGGTTTTTCAGTATCCCCATGCCTGTCGCCTCCTTTTCATCAGTTTTTTATATCGCTCATATGCCTCGCTTTTGGTTTGGGTAAACGACAACCCCTTGCACCAGTAGTCGTTGCGGAGAAGCGCTTTACAGATTCGCCGCCAGGATGGAACTTTCTTATCTGCCTCATCCTTAGACGGAGCCTCATCTGGTATTCCGTGCGGATAACCCCTGTCCTCGTACCACTTTAAAAATACGGCGATTTTGTTACGGAAATGCTCTTGGGTGAGTGCCGGCATACTCTCCAACAAGAGCATCGCGAACGATTGCCATGTATGGCCGGGCGGTTTGGCTATTTTGATATTGCCGAGTATGTTGCCGGTCTCCTGGGCGTACAGAGCCCCGCCATTGGCGCCGTTGACGCGAGCCACTATCTTAGACCAGGTTTCCGGTTCGATGATGTGGAATAACCACAGCCCTTTGCGTTGATCGTCTCCGTATGGCTGGCAGATGCGCTGCTGGTGGATTGATAGTCCGGCCTTGTGCATGTAGTCGTAGAGCCGATTATAGGGCTTCCCGAACTTGCCGTTATAGGCCCAGATGTCCTCAGTCCGCCAGTCGTAGATAGGATAGATGTTAAATAACCCATCACCGCACCAGGTAGTATACCGTTTATCATTAAACATGCTCTTGCGCTGCTGGGCGATGGTCCGCCATCGATTAAGCGATTCGTCCGTACGGATTCCCACAAAGCAGGCGGTTGCCTTACCGTGACCATACCACTTGCCGAAGGCCGGCACGAACTCCTCGAACTCCATGTCATAGTGATAAAAGGGGAAATAGCTGCGATCTGTTATCGCCACGGGTGGCGGCTGCCGCACCCAGTCAACGCCATCGCCCCAACAGGTCCATTTTGGTTGATACTGGCTAACTGCATTACGCAACGCGATAGGGAGGCAAATCCAATATGGCTCTATGCAGCCCCGATAAAGATCAAACACTTGCTGAACAAAATCAATGGTCATTTTGTACTGGCCTTCTAGATCGACGAACAGCACTCCGACCTTTCGGCCGCGGCGGACGGCCTCCTCCAAAACAAGATGCAGCATGACGGTCGAATCTTTCCCGCCCGAAAATGAAACGTAGATGCGGGGGAAGGTGTCGAATGTCCAGGCGATACGCTGACGAGCGGCAGACAGGACATCTATTCCGAGCAGTCGTTTTGTTGGTCCACCCAAAGCTGTGCCTCCTCCCGCGTTACGCGCCACATTTCGCCGCTTTCGACGTAAGCGAAATATCGGTCAGTTTCCTTCCATGACTGTGGAGAGCTAATCTCATAAAGACCGTCATCTAAAAAATAATGCTTATAAATACCTCGTGACCCAGGACCGTTTGAATTCGCATAGTCTTTCTTCCCTTGGATGAATTCACGGTCAACATAGTTTCCTCGCATGTATTTAACCTTAGCAACCCATGCCCTGGACGACGGTTTACCAAAAAAAAGGGCGGCCAGCGCCGCGTCGCTTCCGCGTAATCCGCCGCCCTCCCCGATGCATTCGATTGATAAATGATAAACCATTTTATTGCGGAAAAATAATATTGGGGTTGTGTTTGTGTTCTTCCGGCGTAGTACGCTCATACTCTTCGTTCGCGGCTTTTTGTTCGGCGTTAGCCTTTTCAACGCATTCGGCGCAGATAAATTTTTTAGCATCCCACAGGTAACTAAATTCATTATCCGGTTCAACAGCTCCGCATTTTGTGCATTTCATGTCGTTCGCCCCTCTCTTTATCTTTAATTTAATTGTACCATATCAATGGTTGATTTGCAAGCAGTTAATCAAAATATTTTAAAATTATTTTTGCACAAATAAAAAAGCCCCCAGCCGAAGCCGGGGGCAAAAGGAGGAAAACGCTAGTTAAATATGAGGGCGGCCAGCAATATAATTGCCAGGCCGTCCCTTTGTATTTCAAGGCTTCGGATTTTGGCTTTTTGTTCTTTCGTCAGCTTCTCGAAGGACTCGTTGATTGTCGCTATTAAGGCGTCCTGCTTCTTCGAGTAGTCCTGCGCTGTCACTAATTTGCTGTCGGACTCCTTCAATGATTGCTCGGCTTTCGCCAACTTGTCCAATGCCAGCAGCAAGTCGGCCGCGAGCTTCGGCGAGTTCGTCTGTAAGATGCTGATTATTTGCCCGAGCCTCTGCGAGTTGCTGACTAATTGATTGTATTCGGCTCTCGTAAGCGTCACTGTCTCCATGTCCGCCGCCTGACAAGTAGTAGCCGGCAGCGCAGCCAAGCAGAAAAACAACAGCGAGAGCAATAAGAGTTTTCTTGTCAATCGGTATCGCCCCCTTTTGTCGCCACCCTCGCCATCGCTATGGCGATCAACGAATAAACTATGTCGTCCTCGTTCCGGTCCTCAAACTCTTTGTCGGCGAGGCCGTTTTTCGCTAGGGCGGTAAGGTGCTTGTCCATGTAGACCATGAGCGTCAGGAACATGGCGTCGCCTTCCGACACTTCGATGCCGTACTTTGCCCGCAAGAACGGAATCACGGCCCGGTTCGCGGTGGATCTGAAATTAAAAAAAGCGTCCTCACCGGCGCCGTAGTTGCCATTTTTGTAACCGAATTTCTTCTCGATATCCTGCATTTTGCCGACCATGATTTCGGCGAGCTCTTGACGGGTTATCTTGGGAATATCCACAAAATTTTTCCTCCTTACATTAGGTCTATAGCATACCGCAAAGTTACCCCGCGCTCGGGGTGCATCAGCAGAAACCAAAATTCGGGCATCGAGCCCATGCCCATTTCTTCGAGCACCCATTCGTCATCCGTGACGGGCGAACCCGACAAAAATATTTCCTTGTTGCACCACGTCAGATTATCCCGAATGTGGAAATGCCCCATGAACGCATAGCGGAACGGCTTCGGCATCGTCTGCGCCCAGCGCGTTACTCGCTGAGTAATGCCATACCATGGGATACTTTGATACATCTTGATTCCCGCCCCATGATAAAGTACGCAGCCATGCCCCTGAACATCGACATGGCCGTAAAAATTGTTATGGGTATGTATGTTGATTTTCGGATGGTTACGGTATTTTTCTTCCATCATGTCGGCCATGATTAAATCCCAGTTGTTTTTCTCATGGTCAAACAGGCTGTTGCGTCCATGATTGCCGGGCACCTTGTGATATTCGACGCAGCCGAACACCTCGGCCAATGCTTCGAGCGGCCCGGCCATTATCCTGACCGCCTCCTTGACTTGTGCCCGGCCGTATGCCGCTCGCTTGTCAACGTGGTGCGGGTGCGTCTTATAAATCGAATTGCCGTCGATAGCGTCGCCGGTGTCAAAAATATACAACTTGTCGATGTTGTACGCCTGTTTCTGAATCTCCCCGATTTTGCGGACGCCTCTTGTCAGATTGTCGAGCCGTTTTTCCGCTACGTCGATATTAAATGATTCGGTTTCCTTGCCAAAATGCAGGTCGGTAACGTGCAAAACGGCCGATTCGGGCCTGGTTTTGTACGTTTGCCCCTCTCGTTCGCTACGCGCCCCTGTATCCGATTTTACCCTTGCCCCCGACGAATCACCCCGGCCCGCCCGTCTACACACGCCTCGCACAGCGTCAGCCGTGATGTTTTCGCCGTACTCGTTGCTCAAACGACGCGCCCACTCTTGACAGGGTATTTTTACCTCTGCCGGTAGCTCGGCGGCCATCTTTTTGGCTTTTTCGCGCCAGGTCATCCGATCACCCCAATCCACACGCCCGAATTGTCGCCAATATCTTGCCGGCATACTCGGGGTCGGTAGCATAAACGCCAGCGATTCCACAAACAAATGCATCTACGTCATGGTCGCCATGATACTGCGCGGCTGCCGGCTTGTACGGTCCCCACTCCATCAGCTCGCACCAGTCCTTGACGGCCTCTTGCAGTGTGTCGTATGACTGAAACTTAGCCATGATGGTTTGCCAATTGCCGCCATAGCACTCCTGTGTCGGCAACTCAACGTAGCTTCCCCACCCGCCCCACTTGCGGCCGAACAGGTTAAACCCGCCGTTACCCAGTCCATACCGGCCCCACTCGCTTTCAATGGCTCCCTGCGCTACGCAGACCTGATAGGGCAAATCATACTGCCCGCAGGTTTCTTGCGCCGCTGGCGTGAGCCAGGCTAAAAATTCATCAGGTGTCATTTGTTTTCGCCTCCTGGTTGCGGAAAATTACTGCGAGCCGCAGTCGGCATATACCCAACTTGCCCGCCGCTGGTTATCTGGTCTTGCTTTCTCCCCAGCATGGCGACCAAGATCCCCGCGTCCTTCCACCCCATGTCTCGCAGGTTTTCCAGCACGGATTTTGCCTCAATAAATATCAGGACGCCGCAAACAAATTCCGTGGATGCGTTGCCGAGTCCATAGCCTGCAATCTGCACATATGAAACCTGATGGCCGACGAGCACGGCCAGGCCATACCAGACAAATTTTTTAACGCCTCGCCGCATGCCCTCGCTGCTTATAACGTCGGTTTTCCATGCCACCCAAAACCCGCCCGCATGGACAGACAGCGCCGCCATTTTTGTCAACCAGTCAAGCACGAACAAAATTGCCAGCGCCCGCAGTACGTCGGTGTATCCGCCAAATAGCCATGCGAACAGAAGGCCGGCAGTGGTATTAAACTGCCAGCCCTCAACGATCCGGGTATAAAATTTTTCAAGGTCCACAATTCCACCCCTTACCAATCTGGTATCGCGGAGATTTCTTCGGCGGTCGTCGCAGCGTTTATTTGCTCCCGGAGCCCCCGGGCGTGTTGATGCAGCGTGTCGGCATTAGCAGCCAGCGCCAGCGGTAACCCGATAAATTCGTCGGCGGTCAGCGTGGCGACCGTGTTGTCGGCCAACGTCCATGCAAAGGAAAGGCCGGTTTGCCCCGCCGCAATTGCGGTCCTGGCGGCGGCCACCGCCACGGTCAGGCGGATAACACTCGTCGGGTCGCTATCGAAAACACGGTCGAGGTATTCGAACCCGCCTGCCTCTAGCCGGTCCCTTTCTGCCTTGACGGCCTCCCACTTGGCAATCTTCATCACGTCCAGCGGCACCGGCGGCGTCCAGCCGGCCGGCTTCTCCTCCCAGCCCTGCCGGCGTTCGGCCAACAGGGAGCCATAGCAACCTTCGCCAGGGTCACGTTCCTGGAGTTTGTTTAAAGCGGCGTTATACCACATTGTCCAGTACCTCCGCAACGACTTCAATATACCCGCTGGTCTTGGCCGCGCCATTGACCGTGACACCTGACGACGTGACACTGTACCGGATAGGTTGCGAGGGCGTCGGGTTAAAGTATCCGGTCGCTACGTCGTTTTGAATCTGCGAACGATTCGTGCCGGCAGTGTCGTCGGCATAGTAGGCAGTCAGGCGCAGCTCCCGTGTGTCGAAGGGATTCGGCCATTCAAGGTCGGCGGCTCCGCTATAATATTGCCATCCCAGTTTTTCAATCCTATTACCTCCGGTTATTCGCTCTCTCCGACCGTACTTGTGGCTATGATCGTCTTTCTCAATGATGCTATCGGCGTCGGTCCACGCAAACCCTAACGGATGAGTATTCGCCGGTAATATTGAGCGAATATCCGATGAAACGCTGTTAATCTGAAACGTTACCACCCGGAGCCCAGCCCCCGCCGATGCGGTGATGTTTAAGCGACGGTATGTATATGTTGAGGTATTGTTTAGCCGGTACGTTCTTGCCACATCGGTTTTTTGCCCTGTTTTTATATCGAGAATCTTCCATGTCAACCCGTCATTCGAGACTAAATACTCCCATGCGGTGGGGTAATAGCCTGAACCGCCTTTGACTATATACGAATCATCAATGGTCCCTACCGGGGATTGATACTGCAGATAGCCGGTTGACCCGCTTGCCGAAGGCTGCCAGTACGTCGATTCGTTAGCGTCCATAGCCTTCCAAGCAGCATAGGTGGAGCTGTATTCCGCACTGGCACTAGCTACGCCGCTAGGGGCCGTATTAGATGTCATTATTGGGATAAAGGCTTCGCCAGTGTACCGGCACGGCAGCAAAAGCGCGTTGGATATTGCGGCGATTTGGGTGGGAGTGCGGACGGAGTTGCGGACTTCGATGTAATGCACTACTCCATTTGTGTAACCGGTTGATGCTGCGTTTCCGATAGAAAATGTTGCACCAGGTGCCCCGCTTCTACTTCTGGCACTTTGATATATGCATTGCCCATCCACATAGACTTTATCTGTCCCGTCATACAACCGGGCAATATAATAGGTTTTGCCTTGCGCAAGAAAATAGCCTGTCCATAATACAGCACCGCTATCATTGAGTATAGCTAGTTGTCCATCCGTTCCGATATAAATACTGTAAACGCTTTGAGTATTGATGGTTAAGTAGGTATTGGTGTCAGGGTTTTGGCGATGAGTATAAATAACATCTATTTCGAGAGGAGTACTGTTGGCGGGATTCGGGAAGTTAGTCGTATTCGCACTAGAATAATTACCAACCGTTCCACCGACAAAAGAACCGGCGTTATCTGCCGCCCACCCCGGCACTGATGCCACGGTGCCGTTTTTGGTCAAGTTATTGCTGCCGACCGTACTCGCAATAGTGGCGTTTCCATCGATAATCCAGCGGCATACGGTCCCAGCGTCGGCGGCGGGAAAGGCGGCGGATATTTTCGCCGGGATACCGTCGGTGCCAATATAAGCAAGCGCGGCCCGGCGAGCCTGCACGGTGAGAGGGAAGTCCTCGGTTAGCTCGACCAACTCATTGTCGATCCATGCCCTGCCTGCTTTGATAATAGGCACTAGGTCTTCACCGACTTCGATGGTTAGGCCTTTAATGATGTGGTTGGGGAGCGACACGCGAACGACGCGATCGTCGGCCTGGGCGCCGGTCTTATCGTAATTGACGGCAACGATCTTGCCGGCATCGGACGAATGAAATAAAATCTGTCCACCGTTATAGTTCTCGTCATTATCGGCACCTGTCGCGTAGTCGGGATAAAACTGCCCGACAGAGGGGGCGGCGTTCACCTCGTCCATGCTGCCCTCGATATAAACCGGCGTGTCAATCGTATGCGTAGTCGCTGTGGTGCCACCATAGGCCCGGGTGACGGATACCGCGCTGGTGGACGGCGTGGCAGAAACCTGCATTTTCTCACTGTCGATGGTAATCACGTCGCCGGAAACATACCAGGCGTAATTAGCCACATATATAGTTGTTGCTTCTGTCGATGCGACGGCCGCCGTCAGCAAATCCCGGACGCGCATCGTCAGCGTTGACGGGTCGGTTTTCAGCGGAACCTCGCGCAGTTTTATAACCGGGTCGCCTACGGTCGGGATACGGTGTAATTCCCCGGTAACTGCAACGGAATTCATCGTGTCGGTAAACGGATCAAGGCGGTCGTTATAGGCTCGCATTCGCTCACCCCTTTAATTGTTCGTTGTTGGAGTCCTGGATTTGCTCGTTGTTCTGGATGTCCCGATACATCTTCAGGATGTAGGAATCAATGCCCGGCGTGTAGTCGCCCATCGTCAAGGTTAACTGCTGGTTTTTCGCTTCCCACTTCCGTTTGACGGACTTTAGAGGGTATTCGTAATTATGCAAGCCGTTTTCCGAGGTCACGGCGACCATGCCTTCGGGTTTAATTTTTCGCCGCATAACCGCCGGTGTAAATTTTGCGAGGGTGGCGGTTCGTGCGGGGTTCTTTTTGGCGTCAAGCTGAGCGTATGCCCACCGCTCCACGTCCGCCGCCCCGGCTTCATTCGGAAGGGTTAAAACGTTTTCGATTATCCCGTATGCGGCTTGACTCGTAGCGTCTTCAAACGCTATCGGGTTTCCCGCTTCGTCTGAATAAATGTTTGATCCGCCGCTGTTCATACTCCCATACTTGACATAGAAAAAATTGACAATCTTCGAACGGTCTTCCCTTGGTTTAAATTCCATGACGTGGCGCCCAACCCAAAAACGTGCATCTTCGTTGATCGTGGTAACAAGCGGCTTAAAGAAAAACTCCCGCCGCTCGTCCACGCCATACACGTAATCGACGGCCATTTCGGCAAGGGTTTTCATGGCGTCGGACACCTTGACAAGGTTGAACCGTACCCGCGTAGCCGTGTAGCCAGTAGAATAAATTTTACTGCCGCGATACAAAACGTTTTTTTTGGGGATAACGTCAACCGTAAGAATGTTTTTCGCAATCGCCGAAATTTCGGTGTCCGTGTAAATTCGGTTAACACGAACCTCATTCAGTTGCGAAAAAAAACCGTTTCCTTCATAGGAATCGGTTTCTTCCGTCGAGCCGGGTTTTGGGATTTCGGTCACATACCCGGAATACCAGGGATAATAATCGCCGTAGAGGTGAATGTCAATCCGCTGACCGTAAGCCAGCAAAACGGCATTTTTTTTCAGGACGAGCGTAAATTTGCCACAGCCGGTGACGATGGTTTCAAACTCCACGGAAACCAGCGGGCTAGTCTGAGCGTCGCCGGTTATGACTTGCGTTTTTGCCCCGGAGGCGTCGAACACGTTGATATAAATCGCATCATCCCTGACGGGATAATCAGCGATCAACGCGGCGGCGGCGGTGGCTTTGCCGGCAAGTTTGTAGCGTCCCAGACGGTGGCGGCCTAGTTTTAAGTTACTCACAGAATCCACCTCTTGCCGGCAGTTATCTGGATTTCACACGCGCCGCCCTCATACGTCAGGGTGTTATCGCCCGGCAGCAGCGACAGGAACGCGCCGGCAAAATTGTTCAACGTGTTTGAAGTGCCGCGTTTTACGGTACCCACGACGGCATCGACAGTCAGCACTTGCCCGGTTAACATGCTCGCGTCGGCATAAGTAAACAGCCGCCCGCCGTCCGTGACGTTGGTTATTTTAATGCTAGTGCAAGCCGCCGCCGCAGTAATCGTTATAACCGCCGGCGTGTCCACGTTGCCAGGGTTATTCACCGTGTAGGTGTGCGGATTTTCGGCGACGGCCTCGGTGTCGGAAATGCCGGTGTCGTCGTAAATAAACGGATCAGTGGCCAGCAGTATGGCCTTAACTTCCGATTGCCGCCAGTATTGCGCGGCATAAAATTCCTCGTTGATGTTATCCAGTTTGGCAATGTTGATATATTGCGTGTCGGTTATATACAACTTGTAATCGGTACGATAAAGGGCACCCTTGAGCGCATTTATTTTGGTCAAGTAATCCGCCTCGCTAGTGCCCTCTATGGTTACGCTGATTTCGGGTTTCGCCGTGTCGAACTTGCCGTCGCCCGTCGGAATACCGCCGTGCGAATATGCGCGAGCGGTAGAGCCGCCGCGCACACTCGCGTTACGCCCGGACAATGCGCTATAGGTCGGGAAGATGTATTCGAATGCGCCCTTGACAATTTTCATTAGGCCAACCCTCCCGCAAGCGCAGATTCGAGCGACCGGCCAAGACGAATATTTACCGCGTCCAGGTCGGCGTCGGTGTGGATGTCGCCGTAGTTGTGCTGGTTAACTGTCACAGCCTGAGACTTGCCGACAAGGCCGGCTTTTTCGAACGCGCGGCGGTTGAGCGGCAGAACGGCTTCTTTGCCACGTTCGCCAATTTCGGCGATTGTCGGGCCGGTGGTGATGCCGCCGGAGGCGAGTTGAGATATAGACAACCCCAGCGACATACCCACAGTCGCCCCGATGCCAGCCATGGCCGGCACGGAGTTGGCGCCGAAAGTCGCCAAACTGACCATAGCGGCAGCCGGGGCCCACGCGGCAGCGGTGGCAGCGCCAGCGACCTTCGCGGCGGCAATTTGCGTGGCCTGCATTGCCTTGCCAAACAACATCATGGCAAGCTGCCCGGCGATCTGTTGCGCTACCCATTGGGCAAGCATTTTTACGATGGATTTGCCCAGGTCGGTAAACGCTTCGGACGCCGACTTGGCCCCGGTAAATATATCGGTCAGCGCAGTGGTCGCGCCGTTGTAGAACGTCATCATGGCTTCGGCCATATACGACATGGCGGAGCGGTGAGTGTCTTGCCAGATGGTATAATATGCGTCGATCATTTCCTGCCGTCCGGCGAGGTCTTGATACATCAGCGCGGATTCGGTTTCCAGTTGGGCGGCGAATGCGGCCATGTTGCCATCGCGGCGGGCCTGATCCAGCGCGTCCTCGTAGGCACGGTATTCCATCCGCAAACTCGAAACATCTTGCAGATATTTTTGCTCGGCAGTCAATTGCTCGGCTTTTTTCTGCGCCGAAAAATCGACCATGCCCTGCTCGTTAACCTTGAACGCGTACCCGGCCTCGGTCCATTGCTTGATAAAATCGTCTTTCTGTTGCTGTGTTCCGTTCGCGAATTTTGTCGTTAGGTCGTCGTAGTAATCGCCGATTTTCGTTATCTGGTCTTTATACCCGGTGTCAAGGTCGAATTTTTCTTTCTGCACGCCTTCAAGGCCAATGCTCGCCTTTACGTTGCCCATCGCGGTCATGCGGTCGCGGGCTTCGCGGAATATGGCGGTGCTGGCGGCGGCTTCGTCCTCGAGGATTTTTTTGCGCCGCGCCGAGTAAGTTTCGGCCAGCATGGTTTTATCGCGCTCATAGTTGGCATTTGCAGTTTTGGATTTCTCCAGTTTGTCGTCCTCGTCTTGACGCCAGATATCAAGCTGTTCCATCTGCGATTTGGTAAGCTGCACCCACTCGCGGTAAATTTCCTTGTGCGCCTGCTCGGCCGCCTTCGCCAGTTCGTTGTATGCTTTGGCCGCGCCCTTCGCGCCAGCACCGCTTGCAAGTGCCCCGGCCGTTTTCGTCGCGTTTTTCTCCAGTTCCGGCAGGGCGGCGTTAACGTTGCTGAGTTCGTCATACAGCAAAGACAGGTCTTCTTTGCCAGCCTCCCTGGCCGCATCCCCTGCCTCCCGCATGGCGTCGGATGCGCCATACCATCCGCTGGCAAAATCGTACGTTTCCTCGGTTGCGTTCGCCACGCCGAACGCTACAACGCCCAGCGCGGCACCTACGGCCAGCAGGGGCGCAAGCGGTGCCATGGCGGCGGCAGCCGCGAGGCCCATCCGGTACAAAGCCGGAATCATGGCGGCGGTAACTGCTCCAGACACGGCATAAATCGCCGGGACCATTTCGGGCGGAATTAAATTCGCCAGCGCCTTAGTAATGCCGTTCATTTTGGTATCGACGGCGAACGCTTCCAAGAAGTCCGCGACGGCCGTCGTGCCCGACGATATGGCCGGCAGCAAGTCAGACAAAACAGCGTTTCCCGCCGCCGTAAATCCCAACTTCGCCCGGTTCAGTTCGAACGTCGCGGACTCCCATGCTTGGGAGGTTTCGCTGTTTACGACGAGCCCCATTTTTTCGGCGCGGCCGGTCAGGTCGTCCATCTGGTCTGTGGTCAGGTTCAGCAGGTCGTTCAGCGCAGCGCCCTTCTTGCCGAATATCGCCATCTCCATGGCGGTTTTCTCGACGCCGTTTGCCATCTCGCGGTGCCGGGCAGCGACATTGGCGTATATCTGTTCCGCCGACAGCATGTTCCCGTTGCTGTCCTGGACGGCGATGCCGAATTTTGTGTATGCGTCGGTGGAGTTCGCACCGTTTTCCTTGATGGATTCGAACGCGGCCTCGGCAGATTTCGACATTTTGACAAGCGCGGCAGACATATCTTCGCCGGACAGTCCGACCATTTGGCCGACGGCCAATAACCGGGACGCGGCTTCGCCGGACATGCCGGTTACGTCCTCGATGGCGTTTACGGCAAGGTTCCACGACACGGCCATTTTGCCGGCGGCAACGGCGGCAGCACCGGCGGCGGCGGTTATGACGCCGAGCCCAGCAGCCATCTTGGAAGATGCGTCTAGGGCTTCGGGGCCGAAGGCGCGTTTGAGTTGGCGCTGGGACGCTTGGATTTCTTTGCGGAGGCCGTCTGCGTTACCCCCGATTTTTACAAGTAATTCGGCGACTGTCGCCATTATTTCTCACCTCCCGGCAGTCGGTTTGGGAACATCTTTCGAAGTTCCGCTTCTTCTTGTTTCTTGTTGCGCGGCGGCTCGCGTAGCGGCTTTACGAGTTGCGCCGGCGTCGGCGGCTTCTTAATCTGACACGCCATGAGGCAATGCACCCAATATGCCGTCATGTTTTCCTGGTGCTCCTGCCGCCAGCGGTAGCCGTCAAATAACTGCTCGAATTCATACGGTTGCAGGCGGCTAAATTCAGCCGGCGACAAATTAAGTGGCCCGAACGCGATAGGCTCGGCCCACTCTATCCACTGATGGAAATTCAGGACGGGCTCGCCGCCCTCTACCCGTTTTTTTCGGGTTCGTCCTCATCTTTGAAAAATTCGGGATAATAAATTTTCAGTGCGGCGTTCGACGCCGCTTTGCCGAGTGCGCCGCTAGCGCAGATGGCATGAATAATCGGCAAGGCTATGTCGTCGATGGAATGGCCTTCAACGTCCAGGTATTCCTCGATTTTTTTCAGGTAGTTGGAATTTTTCGAGCAGATAGGCAACGCGTTCAGGCAGAAATTAATTCCGGCATCCTGCGAAGACACGATCTGCTGGATGGATTTGCCAAGGGCTCTTTCGAGCGCGGCGATCCCCGCGATAGTGAAACATAGCTCGGTTTTTTCGCCGAACAGGTCAAACGGAATGGTCCGTTTCATAAAACTGTTTCCTCCTTAAAATTAGGGCGGCCCTTTCGAGCCGCCCCGCTTCTCTTATGCCGTAATCGTAATATAGACGGTCAGCGTTTCGCCGCCGCCGGTGGTGATCTCGAACGCATGGACGCCGATGGCGATAGTAGACAAGTAATCGTCGAGAATCGTCAGCGTCCCAGCCGCATACGTATAATCTTCGGTCACGGTCAGCGCCGTGCCGTTGTCCTTAACGGCGGAAACGGTCGTCGCGGTCGGGGTGATCGCGAATACCTTGTTAGCCGCAGCGGCCAGGCTCATGGTGGCGGAAATCGGATCGATGTCGGGGGCGCGGGAAGTCAGGGCGCCATTGCCCTCGATGGTACCGGACAGCGAGGCTTCGCCGTCGTGCGGGGTGTCGAGGCTCCAGTCGGTCAGGCTGCCCCAGCCGGTCTGGGCGGTGCCATCGGGATATACAAATTTGATCTGCACTTCTAAGCCATTCATAAACGCATAGTCGAGAGCTTTCACGCCGTCGTCGTTGAGTAGTTGCAGACCTGACAGGTCAACGCTCCATCCGCGCAGGCCGACTTTCGAGGACTTCCAGCCGCCGCTCGTTTTGTGCGAGATGTCGATGGAGTCGCCGCTCCTGTTCAGAGTGGCGTTCCGCTGCCCGCCGACAAGCGTCCAGACGGGTACGGCGACGGTTCCGGTGTTGACGTACAGCAGGTAGTCCTTGCCAACCGTCGCGCTGGACACGCTGGGGTTTGTCGGCAGGGTGATGCCGAGCGCCAAAAACAGAGCCATGCCGCAGGCAAGGCCCAGCATTCTGAGAATTTTTTTCATGGTTAACCTCCTTTTACGTTTTGAAGATCCGCGACGAAAGTAACCACGCCGTGCTGCCCGTTCTCTTCGGTTTCGAACGCCTCGGCCATTTCCACATCCTGGTCGAGGACAACAAAATCGGCGTCCGACAAGTCGAGACGCCAGGAAGTCAGCAATGCGGTTACATCGTTCATTATTTGGTTGATTTCAGTCTTGCCGGCATATGCCGACCAGATGTGAATCTGCGATGTTGCCCGGCCCTTATCGACGGTCTTGTTGCCGTCACGCCGCCAGGTAAACGCGCCAATCACGATGTATGGCGGGCTTGCGTCTGCCGGCAGGGAATCGTAGACCGGAATGTCCAGGTCGTGCTCGGTCAATATCCCGTATACGCCCGCTTGTAGGGCGTCCATCGGTATGCGTCTACGGATCATGGTTTCACCGCCTCACTTAAACCCCGGATCAGATTCGGCCGCTCCTCCTCGAACGCCGGCCGCATGGTCGGGTGCTCGGGCGCGGGCGCGGGGCCGGCGTGCCCAAATTCGACGAGATGAGCATGCGGCGCTTTCTCGCGGACAACGCCTTCCAGTTTCAGCCGGTTAAAATTCGACGTGGTGTGTTTACGCAGGTATCCCGAAACGTCGTGAATCCTACTTAAAACCCCGCGCCGAATATTCCGCGTCGATTCCTGAATTTGGTTTTCGATTTTCAGCGCCGTTTTGCCGTCATACTTATCCAAGTTATTCAACACCACATCAAGCTCGGGCACCTTGAAATTAACGTAGAATCCCCGCCCCGCCATTATCGCACAACCTCCCGGCAGACCAGAATCGTTGTCTCCCGGCCGTACGAATACGTGTGTTCCACGCTCAACGTCCGGTCGCCCCACAAAGCCCGCCAGCCCTTGGCCACGTCCTCGCGGAACAGAATGTCCCACTCGCGGGTCATGTCAGACGCGACGGCTCCAGCGACTATGCCGGTACTTACGGACGGCTTGCGGGGCTCGGCCCAGACCGCCCCGCGATCTTCCCACTTCGTGGTATAGCCGCCGCGCCCGTCCGGGGTTTTGACAGGTTCCTGCAACACCAAACTTTCCCGCCGCTTCTTGTTGACGGCCTTCATGGCGTCGGCTTTATTCGGTTGCATCGGCGTTCACCGCACTTTGCAGGGACATTCGCAGGATTTCCTTCGCGAAATTTTCCTCGAAATACTCGGTGGCGTTGTTGAACGCATACCGGCAAAAATCCAGGAGTAAATCCCGGTGCAGCCCGTCCGCGTCGTAATCCTGCGCCGCGCCTGCGAGTTCGTCGATTCTGACTATTCCCCTGGCGATAATACGATTTAGGGCCGCATCTTGTGCGGCCCCGGTAATCCCCAGGTTATCCTTGAGTTCGTCGAGCAGGGCCATGGCCTACTCCGCAGCCGCGCCAATAATGAGCAGGTCAACAGTAGCGGTCGAGGCGGCGGTTTCGCAGATGACATCGAATCCGGCGGCAGTTTTGCCGTCGATGCCCAGCCCCAGGTCAGCCGCCGTCGAGCCGGTCAGCACCGGGACAACGATGTAATCATCGTCGGCCATATCGCTCTCGAAGCCCAGCCCCTGCGCCCCGTATATCGTCGTCCCTTGGGTAAATCCCAGGACCGTATTTGCCGTGCCCGCGCCGATCACAATGCTAGAGTCGCTGCCGGTCGTCGCGGTATCGGCAGCCGCAGCCGCGATATCGCCGAGGTCAGCATTCAACACCGCGACAACTTCCGCCACGGTAGCCGCCGCAGCGTTAACGAAATCGCCAGTGCCGGCCGTTTCGGTGCCGCCTCCGGCTACGCCGATTTTCAGTTCTTCGGTAATGCTGCCGCTGGCCGCCGGCGTGACGACGATACTGGAGCCGGTGCCCTTGGTGCCAGATGTGATGGTGTAAACGCCGCTGCCGAATGCAACGGTTACGTTGGCGGCAGCGCCGCCCAGGGCGCGAATCTTGGTCTGCATTTCGGCGGCAATTTTGGTGCCGTCGTCTTTGCCGGCCTTGTCAAGAGTGACTTCCGCAGCCGCGCCGCCATCGACGGCAATCTTGAACTTGGTATCAACCTCGCCGGTAATGTCGGTCGAGGGACTCGCACCGGACACCGAAGTCCCGGCGGCGCAGTTAAACGTCGCGGTGTCCTCAACGCCATCAACGGTGACGACGAACGTCAGGCCGTCGGTGCCGAGGTTAAACGGGCCAGTTTTCAAGCCCAGCAGGGTAGCAGGCGCATCGTCCTGGAACGAAACCATCGTCGGGTTCGCGCCGCTCAGAGTTACAGCCCCCACCCTAGAGCCGGGCAGGGTGGCGGCCAATCTCGCTACGGCAACACTCGCGGCGCGGGAAACCGCCCGCGGGCTAAGATCGTTTTGCATTTTTTCTCCTCCCTTTCGGGTTTTTGGGTTCCGGCTTTTCAGCGGAAACCAGAAAAACGCCGAGAGCGGTCGAGTTTATTTCCTCAAACCGCTCCGCACTAATTTCCAGAAACCGCCCAGGCCGGAATATGCGTTTGGTGTCTTTGTCTTGAAACAACTTTACGGCCAGGGCTCGCATGTTACACCTCGGGGACAGCCATGTCGCTGATGTCGAACACCAGGAACGAGTCATTATCCATGGGTTTGCCGTAGGCGTACTGTTTCGCCAGATAAGTCCGCTCATCTTCGAGGAACTTGTACTGGTCGCTGTACTCGATTTTCTGAGTCGAGCCGACGCCCATGAAGTAGTCCTTCGCCATACCGGCGACCATCTTGCCCTGCGGAACGGCAACGGACTGGATGATGTCGGCCGGAATGGGCAGGACGCCGTACACGTAGGTGCCGGCAGCGGTGAGGACGGTGGTATTCGGGAAAATTTTCTCCCAGTAGTCGAGCGGGTTTACGACCATGATGATGCGGGGCACCGCGCGGGTGCCGTCTTTGGTCAGCGGCGCCATGACGCTGGTGCCGAGCGCCACCGGGTCAAGGCTGGTCAGCGGCGTGGCGGCCTTGTCGGGATACACGCCGGCAACGACAGCGCCGTCGAGGTCTTTAATCATGCCGATAGGCTGTTCCTTGCCGGTGCCGGCGACGATGGCGAGTTCGAGCGCGATCGCCATGGACTCCATCAGAAATTCACGGACGAAACGATCAAGCCACTCGGGGCCGAGGTCAAGCATGGCCTTGGCTACCGGGATGTAGGCCGACAGCTTGTAAAGATCGGTTTTTTCCTTTTTGAACGCGGCTTCGAGTTCCTTGGTGATGGCGCCGGTCAACGGACCCCACCATGCGGCCTCCGCGTCGTTGTTGCGGGAAATCCACTCGGTTACGCCGGTGGTGTTGGTGAAGTTGATGGCACCCAGCAGCGGGCGCGATTTGCGGAGGTCTTCGAATACGCGGTCGAACACGGTGGCCGGGACAAGCGCCTCAACGCCGGCGAAGCCGCCCGAGCCGATAACCTCCATGTAATATTTCCGCTCGTCGGTGGTCAGGACGTTAAGGCCGCGCTTCGACAGCACGGACGCGTCGCTCATGTTGTCGTTGACGGCCTTACGGGCCTCGGCGAGAATACGGGCTTCGACGGTTTTCGCCAGCGCAATCTGCGCCTGAGCGAAGGCTTCGGAGTCGCCGCTTTCGATGGCGGCCTTGATTTCGTTCTGGAGTTCGAGTTCGGTTTTCATGGTGTCGGGATTGTGAATCGCGAAACGCTGCATGTCAAAAACGAGAGATTTTTTCATTTCTTATCGGTCCTCCTTATTTTTTGAACAAATTAAAAAGAGACGCCTTCTTGTCGTCTCCTTCGGGGGCCGGGGGTTTCTGATATTTCGCGAACAGCGATGCTTTAACGCTGACTTGCGGTTCCGGTTCCTGTGGCTTGGCGTCGATGATTTCGGTGCAAAGGCCGAAGGCCAAACATTCGGCGGCGGTGAGGTAGGTTTCTTCGGCAAGCAATTTGTCAAGTTCTTCCTCGGTTCCTATCCACTTGCTCAAATAACTTTGCCTTGCCGAGTCGGTTATTTTGTCCAGGTCGTCAGCAACTTTTCGGAAAAAAGCTGCATTCCCGCCGGCATAGGTAGCGGCTTCATGAATGAACATCATGGAGTTGACGAACATGAACACTTTTTCCCCAGCCGTGCAAACCACGCTTGCCCCGCTGGCGGCAATAGCATCAACATAAACGTTGACAATGCCGTCATGCTGTTTAAGCAGGTTGCAGATGGCAATCGACTCGAACACATCGCCGCCGGGGGAGTTGATATGCACGTCAATATTTTTGCCCTTCAACTCCTGCAGGGCCTTTTGTACTCTCTTGGCGGAAATAACTTCTTCCTCATCATCCCACCAAAACGCCTGACGAATTACCCCGTAGAGATACAACTCCGCCGCGCCATCGCCAGCCAGCATGTTAACTTCCAGCCTGGTTTTGATTTTAGGCATTTCCATTCCCAATATTCTCACCTCCCTTCATGGCCGTTTCAATCGGCTGATAATTCTTGGTCATCCACCGGGCGCGGCTCCATTCGGTGTCAAGCGGTTCCATGCCCAGCAGTTTCAGGCAATCGTCGATACAGTACGCGCCTGTCCTGAGCAGCACGTCCAGCGCGTTCGCCACGTCGGCGATATCGACGGCCCGGATTCGCGTGGTATCGAGCTTCATGTATGTTTTTTGCAGGTATTTTTCTTTGCCGTACATCTTTCGGTTAATCTCGTCGGTGATGAGTTCGGCCAGGGGGTTAATGCAGAATGTCAGGAAGTTGTTGACAGCTTTGTCAGTGTCAGCGACATTCCCTCGCAGGAGTTGCGGGGGAACCTGGAAACCGATGGCAACAAAATCGAATATGTCGTCGATCAGTTGTCGGACGGCTTTGTTGTCGGTGTTATCCTTAGTGCCGGCGTCCTTGGTAAGCTCCTCGTACGTCAGGCCGTTGGTCAGCGGGATAACGGCATCGCCCTCGGCCGCAAAAAACTTGGCGAACCGTTTATTAAGCAGGTTCTGCAAATCTTCCTGCGCCTGCGTGGTCTGCGGGTAGCCGGCAGGGACGGTTAACTTACCGCGACGAGACACCGAATTAAGATACCGTTTTTGGCTGGCGGCGATCAGCTTCGAATACGAGGCATAAAGCCCGTCGATAACCTGCCGGATTTTTTCGTCGTGCAGCTCGAAATGGAAAACCTGCGATTCGACAAGAGACTCCTTGAGGCTGTATTCGTCAATGACTATGTTTGAATACATATACTCTTTGAAAGCAAATTTTTTTACGCTAAAGCTATCAGCAACATAAAATTTGTTATCTTGCTGGACGACAAGACACTCGTTGTCATATACCAGTTTGTGAATAACATCCCGCCAGAATTTACTCGCCGACTTGTTCTGATTCGGCTCGACGTTGAACAAGTAGTAATTATCCTTGCGGGTTTCCCTGCCTTTCTCGTAGGTTATAAACTCGCTCCGGGCGACGGTGTTCGCGATCAGGTTGACGCACGCCTGGACGGCGAGCTCCTTAAAAAAAACTTCGGCGGTCAGTTCGGCGACAACCGAATCAAGGTTTAGCGTACCGTCCGGCCTGAATTGGTCTAAAAACCATGTCCATAAGCTCAAGATTTCACCCCCTTTAAAAAGATAAGCACCCTTGGCGGGCGCTTTCAAAATCTTGTAGGCGTTTGCGGATTATGTCGCAGTATTTGGGTTCGCGTTCAATAAGGATGGAGTTTCGGCCGGATTGTTCGGCGGCTATTGCTGTAGTACCGCTCCCGGCGCAGTTGTCGAGGATGGTGTCGCCGGGGTTGGTGTAGGTTTTGATGAGGTATTCAAAGAGGGCGACGGGCTTTTGGGTGGGGTGAATCTTCTCAAAGTCTCGGTTAATCTTGATAACCGTCGAAGGATACCCCTCGAACGATTCATAATGCTTGCCGACTTGGTTAGGGCGTTCTCCCACGAATTGACCATGATTACCATCAAATCGCTTTTCGCCACATGAATAAACGCCTTGCGGATTATAAATCATGCGGTTCTCGCCCATTTGCGAAGCGTGCCCCCATCCGGCTTTTGAGAACACAAGAATATTTTCATGTCCTGTCATTGGCCGGTTTTTGGCATGCTGGAAAAGCGTTGGCGGCTTAACCCATACCCATTCATAGCGCAGCCATTCAATTTTACTAGTCGCTACCATCGCCGCAAAAGGTTGTACCGCCGTCAACACAATTGCCCCATTATCCTTTATCAACCTGGAATATTGTTCCCACAACGGCGCAAACGGTATTACAGTATCCCACTTGCAAGCCGTGGTTCCATACGGCAAGTCGCACAAAATCATGTCCACCGACTTATCCGCCAACGTCGGCATTATCTCCAGGCAGTCGCCTTCATATAACGTCCACATACGGCCTCCTCAGTAAGTATGCACATCCAAAATCAACACGTTTTCCTGTGCCTCAACCAGTTCCCCATCAATTGACAGCGCATGAATCAGACCAAAGAAGCCGTCTGTCTTCCTGGTCTTCGGCTCAATCTTCTTGTACGTCACATTCCCTTTGCCGTCAATTTCCTGATAGGTGTTATTCGCGTACCACCTCATGGTCATGTTGTCGCCCCACACGAACGTCTCTTCGGCAAAACCGGCCTGCACTATGGGGGCGATCTTGCTGTGAGTGGCCGGGCCGCTTCTAACCTGCGTAAGCGGCAGCCCTAATTCCTTAAACTTGTCCGCCAGCAGCGCCGCCCGGAACGAGTCGCAAGCGATATTCAGTATGTGATATACTCGCTGCTGCTCCAGAAACCAGTCAGCGATCACGTCTGCGCTTATACTGTCCTCGCGGATTATCGTAATTAATCCGCGATCAACGGCCTCCTGCACCGGGAATTTTATCGGGCGACTTTCGACCTCTAAAGCCCGGTGGCATACGAAACTATGCTCGATACAGTATCGCTTGCCGCGGTATTTGAACATCAGACCCACCGAAGCGAAGTCGTTTATCATGGCGTAGTCAATCCAGCCTAAACAAGCCATACCCTGCAATTCGTCGTATGGTATCGGCTTATTCGTCGCCTTAATCTTTTCCCAGGGGGCCACTACCATGAACAAATCCTCGGCCGGCCAGTTCATCCGCTTTGTCAGGAAATCTATGGCTAGATGTTGCTGGTACTTCATTTCCACCGCGACGGTGTTCATTTCTTTTTGAAGCTCCGGGAAATACGGCAACGACGGGTTAGCCTTCACCCACATCGACGGATCTTCGGCCTCTTCTTTTTTGTCAATGCGATAGAGCAGCGGCAAAAATCCCAGGTCCTTTATTTCACCCCTCAATACGTCCTCGGCCAGTTTTAACTGCTCATCCAGGACGCCGCCGCGAACATAGCCCTGTGTGGTAATATAAAATACCCGACTGTGTTTTTTCTTGCCGAATCCACTCGTAAAAACCTTGATAGTATCGTAATTCTCGTATTCGTGGATTTCATCGAATACGAGACAGGCCGACCGCTTGCCGTCTTTTGTCCGGGCGTTCGAGGTGTTGTATTTTATATAGGAGTTAGTTTTCAGGTTGACGATGATCTGCTTCGACTTGTAGAAAAAACTTTGCAATTTTTCCCAAGTGCGATCCAGCACCCCGTAAACATCATCAAACGAAGTCTTGGCCTGGTCCTCACTGTTGGCGATTATATCGACGTTGTATTCCTTGACACCGTGGTAATGCGTGGATAGGTACCACACCAGCGGTGAGATAAACCCGTTTTTACCGTTTCCCCGGCCCATCAGTATTAGATACTTGTTGAATACCACCGTGTCCGTCGATTTGTAATAACAGTGGATCAGGGCAAATAAAAAAAGCTCCCAGTCTAAGAGCTTAATTTCGAAGTACCGTTCGGTTAGTTCGACGGCCTTGCCGATCATGTCGGCTTTTATAACTACGTCGGGGTTATCCAGTTTCGCCTCGATGTAGTCCATGGCCAGGCGGATATCCTGAGAAGCCGGCAGAGCGCCGCTCCTCACAGCGTCCATGTACCCGTCTATGTACGGGTGGTAATCACATCTCCTCGCCATCGGCGCCACCGCCAGGTACAGATTTTGTGTTAATGCCCAAATCCTTGAGTATGGCCAGCATCTGCCGGCTGATGCCGACAAGTTCTTTTACCGAGGGGTTGTTTTTCATCATCTCATGGCCGGCAGCGGAGACGTCTTTGTAGGTTACGCCGCGCTTTTTAATATCTTTCAACAAAGCTTGCTTGACGTCCCAAAGCGACATATAGTCGTCGATCAGGTCCACGAAATGATCTAAGTTTGCATTAATTACCTGCAGTTGCATAACAAGCGAATCCCTGATGCTGGTCCTGTCCATATTGCACCTCGCTCTTATCGCGCGCGCGAAAAATATGTTTTGGAGGCTCACCTCCCCGGTCCTTATTCCGCCCAAAATTTTCCATTTTTTTGACCGGGGGGCGTATTAAGAAATGCGAACCCAATAATATCCTTTGTGAGTTTTTCTTTTTCCCTTCAAACAACCTAAGATACAGTTAATGTAAAAGCCGTTTCTACTTGCCTCAGATATTGATTTAAAAACAACTGTTTCGGTCTTACTTATCCCCATCACTGCAATACTTTGCTTTTCGCCAATTCTTTTGCTACGACCATTATGCATATTGTTTTCACGAATTGTTGTCCAGTAAATGTTAGTAAAAACATTATTATCCCTATTATCATCCCAATGTCCGGCAATAGGATAATTGTTTGGATTGTCAATAAATGCGATAGCAACAAGCCTATGCACGTTGTAATGTTTGCGAATGCCATTCTTCTTAATCCCTATCTCGAGATAGCCGTCTTTATTGTATTGCGGAATCAATATCCTTCCACGCACCCGATTGCCTCGACAGTCTACGCGGTCAATGCTCCTTATCCTGCCGTAATTACTAACTTGATGTGTTCCTTCATACCCTTCAATATCTTTCCAAATCTCCACAATACCCTCTCCTTTTCGTAAAATAAAAAGGAGAAGGTGGCCGGTTGTTATCCGGCAAATCCTTCTCAATCACCATTTTTCTTCACTTATGAATGGTTTTGGATTATTTTTCTTTAGTTTCTCAGGATGTTCGCTGTCATGGCAACTATAACAAAGGCTTGTCAGGTTGCTGTCGGTGAGCGCAAGGTCCGGCCGCTTATCAAGATGTTGCTTATGGTGAACGCACTCGGCCTTATGGTATCGGCCCTTGCGTTTGCATCGCTGGCACTCGTAATTGTCGCGCTCCAGGATTTCGGCGCGCTTGTTTAACCATGATGCGCTGTGATAGAATGCGCGTGCGAGCGAGCGGGCCATAATGATTAATTAATTCCCATGCCTGCCAGTATCCGCGCCAGTTCTTCCTGTCCTATCCTGTAGCACTTGACCGGCCCCGACTCACTCTTGGGTTCGTCCAGCCGGCGCAGCGGATACGGACGATAACCGCCAAGTTTTTGCCCGTACAAATAACCAGTAGGATTATCAGAGTAAGCCTGCGAACAGCGTAGTTGATAGTGCCTGTTTCTAGGCATGGTATTTCCTCCTCAAATAAGAAAACCGCCCGGTTCGGGCGGCTCTTATATTTCGTCAGTTTAAGTATAAAATATTTTTTCTTTCACATACAATCACACGAATCTTTCATTTTTCATTCATTCGCTTAAATTGTTGCTGATATGTATACAAGAGGTCGTGTCGTAGTCTCCAGAACGTCAGATAAGATATTTGGAGTTGCATGGTTATTTGAGACGGCTTCATTTTCTGCCAGTAATATAATTCACAAACAGCCTGCAATTCCGGCCTTAATCGAGCATGGATTAATTCGATCCTGCGGCAGATATTGGCCGTTGAGTCCATCGCCCTCGCCACCCCATAAGAAGCCGTCGGGTCTGATAAGTTATCGTTAAGCGGCATCCCTAGTCCGTCATAGTTAGAAATGCAATTAGGCTCTAGTGTCTGCATGTCCATGTCGAGCTTATACTGCGGATAATCCCACAAAAGAGGTTCGATTACCGGGTCGGCCCATTTTTTCTTGTGCTTATCTATTACCCAGTTGGCTTTAGCCAAGAAGTTCAACCCCTTATATAGTGTTTTTGATTTTAGTATATCACAATATATAGTAAAAGTATATCAAAATTTATTCAATTTTATATAAACTTGTTATATACTGGCGGACGATTTCGGATTTATTCATGCGATTTGCTCCTTTGCGGCGAAGGTGTTGGCGGTCGCGGCGTAACAGGTCTTGTATTTTTGCCAACGGGACAAAAATACTCGACATGGTTGCCTCGTTCGCCCCTCGTCAGCGGAATTATTAAGTCGTGAGAATAATAAAACGCTTGATTAACAAATCCTCCGCTTGCCTTTGGCGGCGGAAACTCGCTGCCCCACCAGAGAGCGGCGACACATCGCTTTAAATATCGCCACATTTTAGCGTCCCTCCAGCAATTCGGGGTTTTCGTGGATTGCACGATGATGCTTAAAACAGAGCCACACAACATCAAGCGGTTTACTATAGTCCTTATGGTGCGCCTGAATGTCATGTGTGTTTTGGCAAATTGCACAAGGCAAAGGGCCAAAAACTTTTCCGTCCCTTACTGCATGATGCAATATTTCTCGCGCCTTTTTACGCACTTGCCGTTCTTTCGGTGAGTGTCCCTTGCCATATGTCGGCTGTTCTTCTTTAGGCATAATATCGCGTCGATAATCGGCGTAACATTTTGTTGAGCAAAAATGTCGGGTTTTTCGGGCATAATGGCTTGGCTTATCGCTTGACTGTTTGCCGCAAAAGTCGCAAGTAAAAACAATTCTTTGATTTCTTTTCATAGCAAATCTCCATTTTCGTGGATGGTGCCGATGACTTCGACGACTTCGCCAGTTCCCTCGGTAATGCAGGCGATTCTATAAACGTCTTTTACATAGTCGCTAACCGGGAAAAACCTTTCCGGCCTTATTTGCCTGCCGTTTCTAACTTCATGCCCCCACCATCTCAATATATCCCCCTCGTAAATCTCCCTTCCTGACTTGTCGCGGAGGCCGGTGAATTGCATGATAATAAAGTCGCCAGTATACCCATGTCCAATGCCGTCTTTAACTTCGCGCACCCCTGCATGCTCGAACCAATACAACCCCGTAAATCCGTCTTCCATGCACTTATTTTTTATATCCCACGCCCGGAATTTCACCTCTCGCATCATTTCAACCCCCTCAACAATTCAACTACCTGCTCTTTGACTGGTTTAAGATATTTTTCGACTTCCTCATCGTAAAAATCGCGGCTCTTCCATCCGTTGTTCCCGATAACCGGCACGATTTTATAACCAAATTCGTCGGACCTAATTAATTTCGAGCCACTATTCCGGAAATATAATAATCGGCTCGCTAAGTCCGGCGCTATCCCGTAGGCCCGGCTAATTAATATTAACCAGCGTTCTGAATCTTCCGGGCTCAACTCGTAATAATTATCCGTGTACGTCTGCCCGCCGAAGCCGGTGCACCATTCTGGGCGAGTTACCATATAACCTCCTTGACAATAGTTACTATTGTTAGTATACTTATCTTAGTAAGTATAGCGAGAGGAGGTGTTACCATGAAAAGGTTCCCGCTACACATTAGTGATGAATTGGCCGATCTTATCAACAAAGCCGCATTTATAACCAAGAAATCAAAACAACAACTTTGCCAAGAGGCAATTCGCAAACACATGACCGAGATTACCAAGGGATTAACAATTACCATTGAGCCTCAATGAGGCTCCTTTTTTTATTTGGAACATACTTCCATATTGCCAGTAACCCCTTATACTATCTATATAAACCACACATATAAAATAAATAAATAAATATATGTGGTAACTTAGGTAGCTACGGTTATATGGTGTCTTTGGTAACTTGGTAACTTTGTAATGTGATAGTTACCTTGGGTGTCTAATAGTTACCTTGATAGTTACCATGGAAATGTAGCAATTACGCGGGTTCGTTGGCAATAGTTACTAAGTTACCTATGTGATATATAAATGGGCATTTTCGCCCTTGAAAGTTACCTCCACAATAGTTACCTCACTATTGCGAAGGTAACTATCATTTAATAACGATTATTAAAATGGTTGTTCTTGTGGGCTAGCTCGATAGGTTCCTCGGGCCGCCCGGAATACTTCGTTGTTGGCAACCATTTCGCCGAGTAGTTTCTGGATGGCGCTGCGTTTCTTTCCGAGTTCTTCGGCTATTTGTGTCGGCGTCAGTCCTTCCGGAGCCTGGCGCAAAACATTTAAAATGTCCCGTCGCTCGTATGATCTTAACACTTCATCCGCTGTTCCCATCAGTGTCCATCCATTGGTCTGCTTGTCTTTTCGTAACGCATACTCAACAGTGTCAACGTCGCGGCCGGTAATGGTTAGCTTAGATTCGCCCGTCAGCCTGACGTGTGTAAGCGTCAAAATTGTATCTGCCGCGCCGGAAACCCCAAAAGACCCAGAAATTTTTTCGACAAAATCACCTACCCTAGATTTGTTTTCATGATGTACTAAAACTATCCCGATCCCGTACTTGTCGGCCAGCGCCTTGATTTCGGCGACCGCCTCGGTGTCTGCTGTATACGCATTTTGTCCCTTCGCGGGATTACGGCGGAACATCTGGAACGTGTCGATAATCACTAGTTTGGCGCCGGTGTCTATAATGTGTTGCTCAAGTTCCTCAAGCCCGCCTTGGTCGGCCTTTGGTATTGTCCTTACGGGATACAGATTGCCGGGAAGTTTTTCGCCGCAGGCCAACATCATCAGGCGGGATTTTAGGCGGCGCTTCGTGTCCTCAAGGCCCAAGTATAGCACGGTTTTTTTCTCGACCTTGATTTTACCGAGCGCCTTTCCGCCGTAAGCGGCCGCCAACGATACCGCAAGCGCAAGCCAGGATTTTCCAATTTTAGGGGCGCCCACAAGCAACGTGAGGCCGGCAGGGATGATGTCGGGTATGATCCAATCAAGCTCGGGAATATCTTCCTGCTCAAGTTCAGCAGCGGATTGCAGTTTGGGTTTCGGCTTCGGTTTCTCGCGTAACTTCGGCGACAGCGCAAACGACGCCGGATTTTTCACGCCGCACCCTCCAGCAGGACAGCCGGTAAATCCGATTGACCGGATGTAGTCGCAGGACTGTGGGTGCATATCGTCCAGGCTGTGGATTATTTTGGCGTTGGTTTCCTCGTAGGTGTACTTGGGATAAGGCGCAGATAATTCATGCACGATTTTGGGGCCGTCGCTTGCCCGTGCGACGTTGGAAATCATGGCAAGCCACAAGGGTTCCGGCAGCGTTTCGGCGTTGTCGCGGCAATACTGGATAAACTGGCAATTATCCAGCAGCGCCCCCGCCGGCCCATCCGTCGCCCGCCGCTCAAATTTCTTGTCGCGCTTCTTGGTCGGGCGGACGGCGGTAATAATATTTATCAGCCATTCCGGCGCCTCGACGATCTCCACGTCGGCCGGATGCGAGGACGCCTCCCATTCATACTGCCGGCCGGTCTGCGGGTGGATTGATGGCGGCAAAACGACTTGTCCGCCGTCGCCCTTGATTTCCAGGCCCGGCGCCAGGGCGCCGCTGCCGGTTTTGTTCGTGATGGTTGCGCCGGCAGGGTACCGGAAAAATATTTGCCTCCCGCCGCCGCCGGTAATCTGCTCCACCGTGTCGGGCAGCTTGCCGAATTGGGCTTCGAGGTCGTCAAGCGATATTTGTCCGTCCGTGTCGCCGTGGCGGTCAACGTCAATGACGAATATCCCTGAATCACGCCCGGTCAGTCCTCCGATATTCGCGTCAGGGTAATCTGTCCACCAATCGGCAATAGTTTTTTTGTCCGACGTTGCCGCCTGGGGCCAATTCGCCAAAATCGGTATTTTGGACCGGGGCCGCAGCGGAATTATTTTAAAGCCGATTTTGGCGTATTCGAGGGCGGATTGTTGGAAATCACTCATAAATTCACCTCATACCGCCGGTGGCGTCGGGGTATAATTCGGAAAGGAAGGTTATCATATATAGGTGGCTCCTCTCGGAGTTTAGCGGTTAATGCCGGCAGTCGGGGCAATCGTCGGGGTTGTCGCCATGCGGACATTCCGTAATGTGCGCGTCTGCTCCGCTCGGAACAATCAAGACAGCGGCGAGAATCGCACCGACGCAGGCACCGGCGATAAACGCCAGTATGTGGACGATCATTTTTGTGCCTCCTTGAGTTGCCGAACAACCTCCATCCTTTTGCGGTGAACAACATTCGCCGCTTCAAGTTGATTGACCAGTTCGTCGTCGGCGTACATTTCGAGCTTTTCGAGAACAGCGGCAAACCTGCGCGGGTTTGTGCGCTTGCCGCCGAACACATCGTAAGCCCCCTGCCGGGTATATCCGCAAAAATCACTAAACTGTGGGGTTCTCATGCCGAATGTTTTTGCAACTTCTTTTAGGTTCATACTTTTGGGCCTCCTCCACGGCTTTTATTGCCGCAAATATAGGGTATATCTGGCGAGGGTCTACCGCGTTTCCTACCGCTCGACCAGTGTCCAGCCTGCCGGGAATCCCATGTAGCACTCCAGCCACCGGGGGTTCGGAACATATTGAGGGCCATAGTAATAGCGGATATAATCGTGTATCGTAGTTGTTACCTGCCGCCCCGTCCGCTTGTCGTGCGGCTTTTTCCCCGGCCTCCACGGCCTCCCCCTGCTGTCTACTAAGTTGTTCATATCCGAACAGTTGCTTGTTTGTTTGCTGGCTGTCGGAGTGGGCCACAATAAATACTCGGTATCGTTCATGGTCGGCTCCAACGCCACAAGCTGGAATAATAAGCGGTTGGCAGGAGTAGCCGATGCGCTCCAAATCAGATAACGCTTGGTCGAGCTCCATATTGACGAAGTTAGCAACATTCTCACCAACAACCCAAGAGGGCTTTGATTCTGATATAACACGGCGCATTTCCGGCCAGAGGTGACGGTCATCTGCTTTGCCGCGCTGCTTCCCGGCAACACTGTAAGGTTGGCAAGGAAATCCGCCGGCCACAACGTCAATTCCCGTGATTCCTGCATCGTCTAGCACCTCCTTGGTCAGTTGCTTTATGTCAGGGAATATCGGCACCTCCGGCCAATGCTTCCTTAGCACCTTCTGACAAAACGGGTCAATTTCGCAAAACGCCACAGTCTCTATGCCTGCCCATTGTGCCGCCAGGTCGATACCGCCTATGCCCGAGAACAGCGACAGCATTCGCATGGTGTGGCCTCCTCTCGCGTTACCGGGCATCGGATGCGTCCACCCCATCATCTGCGCCTGCTGGCGCGGTGGCGCAGCGGCATTCGCTCCTCAGTCCCATCTCAAAATTGCCCGTATCTTCTCGGTAAACCGGAACATAACCTAGCTCCTCTGCCGTTTTTACCCCACTTGGTCTGATGATTGCCGAGGGCTTTTGTTGACCGTGACCACAGCATGAGCCTTCGGTTCGGACACCTAGGCTGTTGAGGCGCTTAATTTCGTTGGCTACACAGGCGTCTACCTTGATTCGTTGAGTTATTTCAATCTCAACCATTTCACCATCTTTACATTTCGCTGGCTTCCATCGGCCACACACTTCGCCTTCGCAATCTGGGTCTAGGCCAGTCCCGTTTACACAGTTGCCGCAGGAGTAAACCTTAGCAGGCGGGGCGGAGAGGGCGGTGGCAAGGGCTTTTATTTTTGCGGCGGCATCGTTCACCTTTTCAGGATTGTTCCTCTGTAGTGTTAGGTACAATGCTCCCAGCATGGTGGATAATATTTTGCTTTTCGCAAGTTCATTGGACAACCTCGCCACGTCCAGCAGGGGGCGGTTATCATCTTCAAGCCGATACAGGTTGTCCAGCGATGCAAAATGCGATTCTTTAAGATGGTCGCCCCAATACTTCCGAAGTTCGGCGAATAAATCGCGCCTCAATTCCGGGTTGTGGGTATGTCCCGCGTATGATTTGAGTGCAAACCACGCAGCCGGGTCTTTGTCGTAGCGCAGGATAAAATACCTCGCGTTAGGGTCTATCTGCGTACCATCCGCTTTTTCGATGAGATATTTGTCATACAGTCCCTTACCCATCCCCTCATCCCTCCTTCTTCACGTTACCGGGCTTCGACAGAGCACATACCCTTTTGTGTATTACGGTCTTCTTGGTACTGCCAACGCCGCCACAGAAAACGCATTGAAAGCGGTGGACAGTTCCGGGCGGATAAAGCTCGCGATAATACTTCTTACTCATTCTCCCCCTCCTTCGCCTTGCTGCCGAGGGCGGCTCTTGCGATAGCCTGCACCTCGCTAAACGCATTGTACCAATCGCCCATTTCCGCTATCTCCCTCAGCGCCCCCCGCAACCTCTCGCACTCCGGGCAGGCGGTGGGGGTGGGAGTGGCTTCCAGCAATTTAACCAACTTTGCGTGCTTTTCTGGACATATCGGCAGTCCGTGTTTTGCTATTTGCCGCGCCAATACTAGCGCCCCCTCGACAGCGGCAAGGCGGGTCTGCAAGGTACTGGTTTCCTCGTTGGCCTCTGCGAGTTGGTCGCGTAGTTGGTCGCGGTCTGTTTCTATGGAGGCAAGGCGGGTTTCGGCGGCTTCGGCGCGATATCGCATGTTCACGAATTGCTCGTTGGTATATTGGTGCCCGTCTGGCGCATGGCTGATCAGTAGCCCCTGCGCCTCCTGTATCTGGCGGCGGAGGTCGGCGATTACCACGCCGGCCGGGGTCTTACAATCAGCGCATCCAACAATATTGCCAACCCATGCAATCGTTTCATGCTTGCACTCTTGGCGCTCGATCAGGGCGGCGATGGCCTCGGCGCACTCAGGCAGTAGCAAAATACCGTGTTCGTGGTTTTTATAACCCAAAATCTTCTTGGCTTCCACCGTTGTCAGTGGCGTCAGATTATCCATGGTCTACCTCCTTCAACTGATATCTCAATATCTTTTCTAACAACCTTGTCAGGAACATTATCACAAAAGATACTATATTCTCCGTACTGAAAATACTCGCAGGGATTAAGATTGCCTATGGCCATTGCAAGCTTTTCCCATTTCTTGTTCGCCAATGGATTATTGTCGTTTAATAAATTGGCATCAGGAATTATATAACTGGCCACTCTGAATCGATGAAACTCTACAAATACAACCTCATTCCCTTTTACCACTGCATAAGCTTTCACTACTCTACCTCCTTCAGTAGCGCGGCCAGGGCACAGCCTTGATGGTGAAATTCCTGCCCGCCATCCGGCCAAACCGACTGACATTCGCGACACATGAACCGCTCGGAATAGTCGCCGTTGTCATCGAACTTCCCGCGCTTCTTTATGGCGTATTTCCGCAGCACCTCCACCGCCCGCCTCTGCCAGTCATCCCGCCTCTCGTCTGCGGCGCGGCGGGTGCGGAGAAGTTCGATGATGGCCGCTGCCTCGCTAGACCAAAGAATTATAAAAGACTGCTCACCGCGCCGGATAGCTGAAATCGTTTTTGCCACCAAATCGTCAAAATTTTGGGGGCTTTGCTCTGTCCCTTCTAAAATGGCAATCGCCTCATCCAGTGTCATGCTATCCCGCCCTTCCAATATCCACGAACATACTCGCACACCTCATCCAGTTCCCCAGTAAATATCCGCACACAATGCCTGACTAACCACGGATGCAGCGCGTATTTATCGGTAGTCCACAGCACCACCGGCAACCCCAGGGATGCCGCGTAAAATATCTCCTGGTTTGTGCCGATATAGTTGTACTGTTCATCCCGCATCTCGGCCAGCACCATGTCGGCGTTCTTGATGTCCTGGAGGTCGCGGACCACGATTTCATTCGGCGTGAATACCGCGGCCCCCGAATAATGCCCGCCTTTGTACGCCCGCTCAATCTTGCCGCCGCGGAACGGTGATACCATTTGAAATTCCGGCAGTAGTGCGGCGGCCTCGTTGCGCCATGCGTGAGCGTACTCGACGCCGAGCCCACCACCGCCGGCGGTGTAAATCGTGGCGACGGGGTTAATTAGGGGCATAAATCCCGTCGGCGTCGTCCGGAACATATCTTCAATTTCTTTGACTGTCGGCGTATGCGGTTTCATAATCCATCTCCTTCGGCGGCTCAAATTCCGGCCGCCGATTTTTTCGCTTATTCGTCCGGTGGCAGTCGTCGATTTCCGCGTCGGACTTGTCCGGACACACCGTTCGACAGCACTTGTCGCGGCAGTCCTGGTTGATCTCGACGCCGCAGGGCAGGTTTTTCGGCGTCCCGTGGTAAATGTAGCGGCCATTAGTCAGCAACATTCTGGCGGCCTCCTGTCACGATATTCACGGCGTCCTCGGGGCTCCGGGCGATACCGGCAGGACAGCCGCAGGCCCGCATAATAGCAAGAAATTGGTCCTGGTGTTCCTTAACTGTATCCCCCTCAGCCTTTACCTCCACAAAACCAGCCACGCCAACTGTTTTGCCAACCATGTCCGGCGTGATGATAGTCGGGATGACGGCCAAGAGATCAGAAAACCCTTTCGGCAATCCCTCTACTCGGCTGGCGTTTTTCAAAACCGTATACGGTACTCCCTTGACCGTATGGCGAGAATCAAATTCACCACCCCAGAAATTGCCGGCGTTCGTGCGCCATATTTTTACCCGTCCGTTTGTCTGCTCACCTACATATACCTCGATTTGTTATCGGTATATCCCTGCCATTGGAACCGCAATTCTTCCGCCCGCTCCTTGTCCCAGGTGAACACGCAGCAAACGTGTACCTCGTCGTGGTCAGGGATAAACATGCCGGGAACATCGTAAAACGCCATATCGTCAAATGGGTAATACCCTGAACGTCCCACATTTTCAAGGTCTTCGATTGCCCGTTCTACCCGCTCTTTTATCTCGGCCAGTTTATCCATTGTCAACCTCCTCTAATACTCTGCCACTATGCCATTCACGGTAAAACTGTATGAATGTATCAAATTCCATTGTGACCTTCCATGGGCTTCTAGAACGCTTGTGAAATAGTAGGGGGTATAAGTGGTCGGGTGCATCCCTTTTCGCCTGTTCTAGCGCCTCACAGACATTCAGGCGTTCAACAAATTTCACTTCTATGTGACAACCGGGAAGTCCAACCACATCTGCCGCATCTCCTGTTTGCCCGCAGTATTGCGAAGTTCTGCGACAGTCGTAACCTTCTTCGCGGAGGAGTGCGGCCAGCATCCTTTCGCCGCGTTTTCCCTTGTCTCGGCTGGCTTTACCCATTCTTCTTTTCCTTGGGAGGCTTCTTCCATATCGCCTGTTCAGGGCTAATCATCATTAATCCGTGTTCCCAATCAAATCCTGCCGACACGCTTTTTGTTTTTACATGGGGATGAGCGCCAAAACCGCCCTCGCTCGTCAAAACAACTACTTCCCAATCCATGTATTTATCGTGTTCTGGGCGGCAATCATCGGCAGATTCATAAGCCTTCAATTTAGCCAACAACTCTTTAACTTTCACCGCTTCTCCTCCTTACTCAATCGCTTATAGGTCTGTCCTGCTGTTATACGAACCCATTTTTCATATTTAGCGCAAAAGTCTGGTTTGTCTGTGCATGGGTCTTTGCAGGTCGTGCAGGGTTTTTTGATATGCTACTCCCCCTCTTGATATAGCCCGTACTTTGCAATCAATCGTTGAAGCGCCGCGTCCGTGGCCTCGCGAGTGTTCTTTTCTCTGTTGTAGCTGTCAGCGGCGTTTTCATATAATCCGCGCAAGACTTTTATTTCTTCTGCTTGCTTCTGATTTTTAGCGCGAAGTTCGTCGCGCTCATACTCGGCACTTGTGGCGCGGTCTACCAATACATTTTTCGTTTGTGTTCGTGTAGGTATCCGGGGCCGATTAGTTGTTCACTAGCTGAAAATCTTCCTGTGACGAATTGGCCGGAAAGAAGTTGTACTTTTTGTAGTCCTACTGTATCTTCTTTGGGAAAGCGCGTTGCCTTTAATAAGCACCATACCCAGGTTTGAATTAGACGCGCATTTTTGATAATGGGCTTGTCCAGCAGACTTCGCGCTAACTTGATGTATGTATCATCCACTTATGCGCCATCACCCGCCTATGTCGTAATCTGCTATTGTACTAGGTCAACTCTCGGTATTCACACATGGGCAACGTCCCTGACAAAATAGCATTGCCGCAAGTTATTCTGCCTAAATCCTCATACTCTGAGGCAATAAACACCAGCACGTCATAACCTGCCCTTTTAAGCCTTTCCTCGTAGTTTTGGTATGGGTACATTGTTGTGTAGTCACCGCTCGTTTCAATGCCATTTTGTAGCGCCTGCGCCGTTTTATGCATGGGTGTTAGTTTAATCAAGTAGTCATCCGGGTCAAAGTATTTCAGCAAAACATCGGGGTTTATTTCGTAATCAGCTACAGCAAAGTTTAGCGTTATTTTTCTTCCGCTCGGCACTATCCCGTCCATAATACGGCCAATCTGCTCTAAACTGTGAGAGTTGCCACTAAACATATAGCGGCGTTCCCGTTCATCCGTAGAGTTAATGCTGAGTTGCAAGCCCGCCTCGCCGCCTAAAAGTCTGTTTTTCATTCGCATCCACGTATGGATAAAGGTTTTTAGCCATTCATTGTGTTTTGGCATCATTGTTGAAACTACGGGATGAATTTTATATTCCGGGTCTAAGTGGGTTTTAAACCACCTCGTAACGTCTAGCACATTTGGATTCCAACTTGGCTCACCCATTCGCGCAAAATGAATATTTAATCTTTTCGTGAAAGAAACTTCGGGGTGAAGTTTTATTGCTGTCAAAACCTGTTTTATGAGGTCGTTAAAGGTTGCGTTTTTACCGGGGCCAACCTTGGGAACGTCGCAAAATTTACACCCCATTGAACAGCCATATTGCGTGCTGATGGTTACTACCCACTTTTCAGAAAGCGGTAATAGTGCTTGATGTTCGACCTTGTCAATTGCGCGGGTTAGTCCCATAAAATCGGCCTTTAAGTTTACGTCTTTGCCGTAGTCGCCCAAGGAAAGGCACTCAAGTTGTCCATTATTCCCCTGAACAATCATGATGTTTCCAGTTGGAACGCATAAGTTGCGTAATATTTTCATAACCCCGCCCCTTTCATAAGCCAAATCTGCACCGCAATAATCAAGAGTATAAGAGTAGGTATAGACCACATTATTATGCATAGTATTAGGTTTGTTGTTATATATGTTGTTTGTCTGCGCTGTGCGGATTTAGCGAGAAGCGAATTGGGCATAGTAGCACTTCCCGTATTCGTCATATACACCGGCAGTAAGAAAAGGGCGTTTTTTGAGGTAGTCAACGGCATCTCCCAGCATATCGTCGTTAACGTCTAAGACTTTGTTGTTGCCTAACGCAAACTCAACGATTGTCCAATACATATCTATTACCTCCTAAAATTGATAGGCCGGGGGCCGGATTCTCGCCCGGGCGATTACCGGCCGAAACCTCCCTTTCCGGGTCCGTTGTTCCCGAGGCATGAGATTAACCCACTAGTGTTCAGGCAACGTCCGCGTGACGCCGCCCCGGCAGGGGGTTAGAACGGGATTTCTTCTTCCGGGAATTTCGGCTTGTCGGCGAAAACATTTCCGACCTGTAGCCGCTTGATCGCCGGCGGTTCGATGCCCTTTTTCACGGCCTCAACGCTGCGAATCCAGAAACATTTCGTCGCCAACTTGATGCCCTTGTCAGTTTCGTATTCCTCCTGCCCGAACACGCCGCCGAATAGTTTGCCAACCAGAGTTTTCTCGTCCCAGTTCCACTTGTAGCCCTTGTTGCTTTCCTCGATGGCGGTAATGACGCCCTTGAAATAAGGGTTCGTCTGACCGATCTCGCCGCCGGTGAGCTGCCGATATATCCCCTGCCACTTAGCTTCGGCGTTCGCAGTCAACCGGCGTTCGTGCTGCTCCTTGTAAAAATCCTTGAACTCGCCGGCAGCGATGTCGAACTCAATTATCAGTTGAGCCTTGCCGGACTGCGTGGTGCTTTCGTAAGCATCGACGATCTTGCAGATATGCCCGCCCGGCGTAATGTTCTTAAACTCGCCGGTAAACGCTTCGGTCTTGTCCCAGTCCTGGGGTTTATTCATGCTTCTTTTCCTCCTTCAAGTCCCAATACTCGCGAATCTTTTGGTCAACGAATTTCAGGTCGTTGTCGATCTCCCGCTCGAACATTTCGATAGGCGATTTTGCCGGGTCGGTGCCGTCCGTCTGCGTCACGAAACAATACTTGCCGTTGTCCGCTTTCGTCCGCAGGACGATACTGAAAAGTCCTTCGACAGTGAGTTGGTCGTCCAGCATCTTGCCGACCGTCTTGGCCTTGACGCCGTTATCGGTTTTTTGCGTGTGATGCAGGAAATAAACGATGCAGTCAGACGGCGTTTTTTTGATGACGAAATCGATCAGGTTTTTAAAGCTCAGAGCCATGTCGGTGAACTTGTCATAGCCCTTGATTTTGGCCTTGTCGAAAAGCTCGAACGCCATAAGGTATTGCGAATCATCGATAACGTACCGTTTCAAATTCGCTTTCGCCAGCGTTGCCATGATAAGGTCGTAGGTAGCACCGTCCACCTTGTTTAGCTTTTTGCGAAACGGCAGGGGCTTGCTGGCGACATTGAATATGCCGATTTCTCCAATATCGAAGTTCCGCAGGGAAGAAGATTTCCCGCTGCCGGATTCGCCGAGAATCATTACCGGGATGCCCACGAAATTACCTCGCTTTCTTTAGATAATAAACTTGCAGGAGATGGTAGAATATCTGCCATTGCGTGTCCAGGAAGTCGGGCCGGAAAACCCGGTCCTCGAATCCCTCTGTTTCGTCTCGCCCAATTCGCAGGATGCGGCAACCTTGGACGACGTGTCCATGCTCCAGCAATAACTGCCGATAGGCGGCTAACTGAATACCCATCTCGTCATAAACCGCCTTGCCAGTTTTGAAGTCCAGCAACCATAAGCCGCCGTTGATCTCGGCCAAACAGTCGATGGTGCCGCCAAATTTATGTACTTCGCTGATTAGCGGCTGTTCCAGCAAGATGGGGCGAATTTCGTGGGATTTCTCCCACTCGAAAAAACTGAGCAGGGCATTCTCAGCCTGACTAATGGTGTCGGGCGAGAACAGGGAGTAGTCTGGTTTTTCACCAGACAGATGGTTTTGCACCATCAGGTGGGCACAGGTGCCGATTTCGGCGGCCTTATCGCGGTACTTGGTGGAGTCTATCCCCTGCAGGCCGAGCCGGTTCGCCCACAGAATGAGTTGCGGTTTATTGAGAAGTCCGAGGACCGTGGTCGCGCCGGGCACCTGTGTGCCGTCTTTGAGCGTGTAGCGGGTGTGGGCGCGGGTGCCGTTAAGCGGTTTACTCATTTACCGCCTTAACCTCCCCGTCCTCGATGTAAATTCCGACTTTGCCGGACTCGTCAACCGAAGTAATCCACACCTGGAAATCATGCTCGGCGGCCATCTGCTCGATAATCGCCATCTGCTTGCTGTCCAGCGCCTCGCCGCCGTCGATCAGGACAACTTTCAGTTTCGGATTCAGCGCCATGCCGATAGCCAGGGACACCCGGATTTTCTCGGCGCTGCTGGCCTGCTCGAACGGCAGACCCTTGTAGGTGACGCCGCCGCCGGCGAAGTTCAGGCCGTCAACCGGGAATTTGGTTTCGGCGACGATCTGTTCTTTATATGCCTTGATGGCGTCCAGTTTCTTGGTCAGGTCGTCGGCCTTGGCCTGGTGGCTGGCAACCTCTTGGGTTTTTGCCTGCCGCTCCTCGTATTGGCGGGCTTTCTTATTGGTTTCGTCGGCGTTCTGGATGCGGGTGTTGATGTCGGTGAGGTTTTCGAAATGGATACCGTTGGCGATTACCTGCATTTGAACGCGCTCTCTTTCGGCGGCGTCGTGTTCCTTGGTTTTAGCGGCAAGGCGTTTTTCGGCCTCGGCCAGCGTGGATTTTATCCTTTCGACTTCGCTGGCGATGGCGTCGCGCTCGCTTGCCAACTGGCGAACCTTGCGCCCCTGTTCGGCGGCGGCGTCAATCTGAGCCTGATTATCCCGATTGATTGCCTCTAGCCGCTCTTTCTCGGCAACCAGTTCCGCCAAACTCACCGGCTCCGTCTTCTCCACCGCCGGCATGGACGCCAGCGCCTTTTTCGCCGTGTCCAAGTCCCGGTTAACAGCCGTCCGGCTGTCGAATACGGTTTTGTAGGCGAAGTTTAGCGCCTGCAGCGGGTCGTCGATTCGAAATTCCTGCCCGGCCAGCTCGTAAATTTTCGCCGGGTCGATTTTCAGGTCAACGACTTTCAGGAGCATGTCCACCTGCGTCTTAGCATCGGCCCGGGCGAAAACCCTCGGGTCGAACGTCAACTTGCCGATGAGCTTGTCCAGCAGCGCCTGGGGCGATGGGGCTTTAAAGCCGTCTTTGTTCTCGATCTTTACGTAACTGTTACCGGCGGTGAATGTCCTGGTGACGATCATGTCGCCCAGGTCAAGGGTTATTTGCCCCTTATCGGCGCCCTGCCGGATGGGTTGGCCGGGCAGTTTGTCGCCGCCGCCCAGCGCGTACATGATGGCATCAAGAACCGTGGTCTTGCCCTGCTCACAAGCGCCGGTGATTTTGACGACGTTGCCGGCAGGGGCGATTTCCACGGCTTTCAGTTTCTTGATGTTCTCGGCCTGGAGTTTAACAATTTTCACGTTTGCATTTTCCTCCTCATTCCAGTAAAATGATGGTGAGTGTTGGCCGCGAAAGCGGTCTTTTTTTATTCAATTTTGCCGCACGCGTCAACCCGATGGAATTGATTGGCACGCGGTTTCAAATATTGTTGGGCGGCTTTGACTTCTTCATCGTCGCAAACCACTCGGCAGATATGATAGGCAAGCTGAGCAAAAACACGCTTATCAACCTTCACGCCCAAACTGCCACACCACAAGGGCCACGAAGAAAAATCTAGGTCCGCGCCGCTCAGGTCCGCGCCGCGCAGGTTCGCGCTGCTCAGGTCCGCGCCGCGCAGGTTCGCGCTGCGCAGGTCCGCGCCGCTCAGGTCCGCGCCGCTCAGGTCCGCGCCGCGCAGGTTCGCGCTGCGCAGGTCCGCGCCGCTCAGGTCCGCGCGTTCTCCTCCCGGTTCGTCCCGCAGCCATCTTCCGTGACTTTCAACGATCTTGTCGATTTGTTCTTGGGTCAACATTTTTATTTTGTTATCCTCCTTCTCTAATACGGTCGCCACAACCGGCATCCCCTCGCCCTGACTTGCTCCCGCCCGCACCTAGCGCACCGGCGAATCCGGTTTTTACCCTCGGCGCGGTAGAGCCAGCGGTGGCCGAATAACCAACACGCTACCACAGCGACCGCGCCCAAAATCCCATCAGGAACGCGAATACCAGGAAAAATAAACTCCACGCCATGACGGATATTTGCGCCGCGTCCTCGGCCCGCTGCTCCGCGCAAGCCTGCCGCACAGTTGGCGTCGAATGCTTAACCGTGAGCGTCCATTCGTTCATTGACGTCCTCCAATCGCCGGATTACAACCGGCCTCGTTTCCTCGATAATCCTGCGGTTTTCGGCGGCTCTTGCCGCGCTGCTGTAGTAGTCCTCGTAAGGGGCAATCATTCTGACGGCCATGCCGTCGGCGTTTGTGGCCCACTGGAGGCCGCGGAGTAGCATGGTGGTTACCTCCTTTCAATTCGTTGTAAATCGCGGCGTGGGCAGTTCATATCACCGCCACCCCGCGCCACGTTGTGACGCCTCCCGGCCTGACTACGGACAGCGCCGGTATTTTTTTGCGCAGCTCCTTGGTAAACGCGAACCGGGTCAACTGCGGGCGGTTATGATCGCGGCACCATGCGGAGTATTCTTGATACAGCTTTGCGGCTTTCACCCTCGTTCCCGGCCCGATGGCTGTCCGCTCCGTTAAAAAATCCTGTACCGCGTCCGTCTCTGTCGGTGTGTCGAAGATTTCCAGCAGCGCCGAGAAGTCGTGTCCTGTTTCGGCTTGTGCCTCCATAACTGCGTTGCGCCGCAGGGCGGCCTGTGTGGATTTCGGTTGCCCCTTGCCGAGTTCGCGGGCGATATTTAGCTTGCGTTTCAGGATGGTGTCCGGGTTAACGGCGGGGCGGGATTTCAGTTTCTGGAGTTCGTCGATGATGCGGTCGATGCGGGACATGTTGATTCACTCCTTAACCAGGTAGTCAATTGACACATCAAACAATTCTGATAGTCGAATCAATGTGTCGATGCTGGGAGTTCGTCTCTGTTGTTCATAATGGGCAACTGTTTGTTGAGTGACGTAAAGTTTTTGCGCTAATTCCCGTTGAGTCAAATGATGCTTTTCTCTGAGGTTTCGAATTTTTTGAGAAAGCACAATCCGGCAACCTCCTTACAGGAAATTGTTGGTAGGCGTCGAATGGTGTTTGTGCGCCAAAAAAAGATTTGGACAAAACACTCAAGAAATTTAAACTGAAATAACTTATTTCGAACAGATTTCCGCGATAATTTCTTCCTTCGTTTTTCCTGCGGCAGCGAGTTCCTCGGCTCGTTGCCGTCCCCTTTCACTTAGCGAAACCGCTATGATGATGTCGTTTGTCATGAGGCACCCCCTCCCCGCCGGCTGGGCCGGCTTATCGTACAGGTTTTTCCTCGCCGCTGTCGAATTGTTTTTGTTGCGGAAACATCTAGGGATTATCCAGTCACCCAAGAGAAGTCCAATAAAAGCCCCCAGAAGCGCACTAAAAAAAATTGAATCGTTAATCATTTTGGCCTCCTTTCAGCCGGGTGGGGCCGGCTTTTTGTTGGTTATGGGGTTTCTTTCTGTTCGCCCACATATTCATAAAACAACTTGGGCGATATGTAGTAATTCCAGCGTGTTTGTACCTTTACGGCGGTTCCAAAAGGTAAATTACCGCGCTGTAAGCCAACCCTAACAAACTGTTGGCACTTCCCCATGATGTCGGCGGCTTGTTTGATCGTAATTTGTTGTTTCATTTATGCACCTTCGTCTTGTTTTTGCAGGTAATCTTGAATTGCCAGCAGCACAATCGCGTTTTTAGAAATGCCGATTTTCTGAGCAATAGTAACCAATTTCTGGTTTGTATCCTCGGGCAACCGCAGGCCAGATTCTATAATATTGTTTTTTGCCATTTTTTCACCCCCTTTATGCCTATATTTTATCGGCAAAAAATAGGCATGTCTAGACAATAATTCCTATTTATGGAAAAACCTGGTTGAATTTTCGGATATTTTTATGGTTTTTTGTTGTTTTTTTGCCAATAATATGTTAGTATAGTGCCAACAACTTTTTCTTGGAGGTGTCTTTTATGGCTCGACCACGAAAAACTGAATCGGCCGCAAAACTGATTGATGCTGGATTACGAATCCCTCCAGAGTTACGAAACAGGTTGGCTGAATCAGCGGAAAAGAATTGTCGCTCGTTAAACAAGGAAATGGAATTCGCATTGAGACAGTATTTGGAGTCTACGCCATTGCAAGATATTCTCGCGGCCTATGACCGGGAGATAAAAAGGGGGGCTTTGATTACTGCCGAACCGGGGCAGAAGTTGGCGGATACATTAACTAGTGCACAAAATAAATAAAGCCGCCTCTTGCCCCCTGGAGAGACGGCTTTATTTGTCAAATAGCTTCAACAAGCTTCAACAAGGTTCAACGAGCTTACACATGCATTTATAAATGATATGCTCTCATTGAGGTGAGAGTATATCATGGGTGAATTAAAAAACAGAGGATATTTAAACACAACATTGCCAAAGAGCACTCTTGTTAAAATCAGACAAATCTCTCGCGAAACCAAAATACCCATTAGCAGACTTATAGAGGAAGCATTGGAGCTATTATTTAATAAATACAAAAGGGATTGATAAGATGCGGAATCCCAACGGCTACGGCAGCGTTGTAAAGCTCAAAGGCAACCGCAGAAAGCCCTTTATCGCTCGAAAAACCACGGGGTTTAACGATAAAGGCCACCCAGTATATTTGCCTCTTGGATATTTTGCTAAACGCGAAGACGCCATGTTAGCACTGGCCGAACACAATAGAAACCCACTTGCTATTGACAACGATAAAATAACATTTGCCGAGGTTTTTGCATTATGGAAAACAAAAAAATATGACGGCGCCACCCAATCAACGATCAATGGGTATAACGCCGCCTACAAGAATTCTGCTTTATTACATGAAATGAAATTCAAAGACATTAAGACCATGCACATGGATAAAGTGATTACTAGTTGCGATTTGGGACACGGGTCTTTGCGTAAAATAAAAATCCTTTTTCAGCAATTGTATGAGTACGCCATGGCAAACGATATTGTAGCCAAGGACTATTCGGAGTACGTGAAACTGCCGGAAAACAAAGATAAAGCCATCCGGATACCATTTAGTAAAAAAGAAATAGACAAACTTTTTGAAGTTGCCAATAACGTTCCATTCATTGATACAATCTTGATTTCTATTTATACCGGCATACGACCGGGCGAACTGCTGAATATTCGGGTGGAAGATGTTTTTATTAATGATCGATATTTTATTATCACAGACAGCAAGACCGAATCAGGACGAAACAGACCTATCCCGATCAATCCTAAAATTCAAAAGTTTTTCGAGAACAGGATGGCCGATGGTAATAAGTTTTTGATTGCTTACAAAAACAAGCAAATCACCTACGACTATTATTATCGCTCAATATTTGCGCCAATTATGGAACAGTTAGGCATGCAGCATCGTCCGCACGACACCAGGCATACATTTGCAACCCTCATGAACAACGCCGAAGCAAACGGCACGGCCATCAAGGACATTATTGGGCACAGTACTTTTGCAATGAGTGAAAAAACATATACCCACAAGGACATCGAAGAACTTAGAAAGGCCATTGAATTAATTTAA